AATGGCGTACAAAGTCAGGAAAAAAATCATCAGAAACAGGAGAACGTTATTTACCAGAAAAAGCCATTAAAAAATTATCATCAAAAGAATATGCGAGAACTACGGCTAAGAAAAGAAAAGATAAAGCGAGTGGAAAACAATTTAGTAAACAACCTAAATCTATTGCAAGAAAAGTAAGAAGGTATAGAAAAGTATGACAATATTTACAAAGTATACAATAAGAGAAATAGACACACTACGTACTGTTGTTAAATCACAACATATGAAACATTATCCAAAAGAGTTGGTAACAAACCACGAAGCTGATAGAATTATAGAATCTCTATCTGAACAAGCTAGAGAAAAGTTATATGAACTAGCGGTTAATTATGGCATCACTAAATTATAAACCTGATGGACAGGTACTAAAAGAATTTCTTAAAAATGATACTTTCTTCAGAGGAATACGTGGCCCTGTAGGAAGTGGTAAATCTGTTGCTTGTTGTATTGAAATAATAAAACGAGCAATTTCACAAAAACCAAATGAAGATGGAATACGTAAAACCCGTTGGGCAGTTATTCGTAACACAAATCCACAGCTTAAAACAACCACAATCAAGACTTGGCTAGATTGGTTTCCCGAAGAAGATTGGGGTGGTTTTACTTGGAGTGTACCTTACACACACAAACTTAAAAAGGGAGATATTGACTGTGAGGTAATCTTTTTGGCTCTTGATAGACCAGAGGATGTAAAGAAATTGTTATCTCTTGAATTAACGGGGGTATGGATAAATGAGGCACGAGAGATTCCTAAAAGTATCGTTGATGCTTGTTCTATGCGTGTTGGTCGTTTTCCATCTATGCGTGATGGTGGCCCAACATGGTATGGTGTTGTTTGCGATACCAACCCACCAGATACCGATCATTGGTGGGCAATAATGGCAGGTGAAACTATTATACCTGACTATATTAGTAAACAAGAAGCAAAGATGCTGATTAAACCAGATAACTGGAAATTTTTTAATCAACCACCTGCTATGGAGGAAGTTAAAGATAAAAACAATCAGGTGGTTGAATATAAAAATTATAATCAATCTGAGAATCAAAACAACCTTACACAAAATTATTATAGAAATATTATTAGAGGTAAAACAAAATCGTGGATAGATGTATATGTATTAAATAAACTTGGACAGGTAGAAGATGGTAAACCTGTTTATGAAGCATTTAGACAAGATGTACACGTAGCTAAAGGTGAATTAGCTATTGCCGAATCCTTACCAATCTATATGGGTATAGATTTTGGATTAACTCCCGCCTGTATATTTGCACAAAAAATAAGAACAAGATGGATAGTATTAGAAGAACTTGTAGCTGAAGATATGGGTATAGTAAAGTTTTCTGACTTAATGAAACAATCTATGGCAAAGTATCACCCTAGACCATTTTATATATTTGGCGATCCTGCCGGTGATCATAGAGTGCAAACAGATGAGAATACACCTTTTCAAATATTACGAGGTAAAGGTATTACAGCCCGACCTGCACCAAGTAATGATGTAACACTTCGGTTAGAAAGTGTAAATGCTACACTTACAAGAATGGTAGATGGTGAATCTGGTATTCTTATAGATAAAAGTTGTATTAATTTAATTAGAGGATTTGCAGGAGGATATCACTATAGAAGACTACAAGTATCGGGAGAACGCTATGATGAACGCCCAAATAAGAACAGATTTTCACACATTCACGATGCACTTCAATATTTATTATTAGGTGCAGGTGAGGGTAGGTCGTTGACGATTGGAACGAAATATAGTAAACCTATAATAGCGAAACGTAATTTTGATGTTTTTAGTGGTCAACCTAAAAACATTTATGAAAGAAGGAGGTAAACTATGTGCGGAGGCGGAGGCGGATATACACCACCACCACCACCACCACCTAGCCCTTATGAAAAAACATTACGCCAACAAAGAGCAGAAGCTAGGCGTAATGAGTTAGCTGAAAAGGCAAAACAGAAAGATGAAGCGTATCAAGAAAGTGTTGCCGATTTATCAGGAAAAAGAGGTAGACGTTCTCTACTTTCTGGTAGAAAAAGCGGACAAGGGTTTATGGTAAGTGGGGATATACAAACTAGACAAACTCTAGGAGTATAATGGTTGTAGATGTTAAACCACAAGCTACTATTGATTTATCTGAATCAAAAGTAAATCAACTATTAGCACGTTATCGTAAAGCGAAAGGTATCAAAGATCAATGGACACCTATCTTTGAAGATTGCTATGAATATGCACTACCTCAACGTGAATCGTTTTATTCTGAAAGCATAGCAAAAAGAAGAAGTGAATCTATATTTGATGAAACTGCCGTAGTAGGTGTACAAGAATTTGCTTCACGATTACAAGCAGGTATAGTTCCTAACTATGCAAGGTGGGCTGATTTAACATCTGGCACAGAAATACCAAAAGACCAACAAAAAGCTGTAAATGAAAACCTTGATCAAGTTACAGAATATATATTTGAGATATTACAAAACTCTAATTTTTCTCAAGAAGTACACGAAACATTTTTAGATTGTGCTGTAGGCACAGGAGTATTGCTTGTAGAAGAAGGTGATGCTGTACAACCTGTACGTTTTCGTTCTATTCCTTTACCACAAGTATTATTAGATTCTGGATATGATGATAAAATAGATCACGTATTTAGAGAACGATATATAAAATTTAAACAAATAACTGTTGCGTATCCAAAAGCTACAATACCAGAACGTATGATGGAGGAAATGAGCAAGAATCCTGATAAAGATTGTAAAGTTATTGAAGTTATATATAGAGATTATGAAAACACAAAAGAAGAAGAATACAAATATTGTGTAATATCAGAAATGTATCAAGCTGAATTATTTAACGATACATTTAAAGGTATAGGTTCTAACCCTTTTATTATATACAGATGGAGTAAATGTGCAGGAGAAGTGTATGGTAGAGGCCCACTTCAATTAGCTTTACCTGCAATTAAAACTGCAAATCTAGTTATAGAATTAATATTAGAAAATGCACAAATGGCAATATCGGGAATGTATCAAGTTGAAGATGATGGTGTTATTAATGTAGATAATATACAATTAATTCCCGGAACAATCATACCAAAAGCTGTAGGCAGTAGCGGTCTAACACCTGTCGCACCTGCGGGTAACTTTCAAGTATCTGATTTAGTTATAAGAGATATGCGACAAAATATTAAAAAGGCCTTATATAATGATATGCTAGGCAACCCAAACGAGAAAACTCCAATGTCAGCAACAGAAGTAGCAGAACGTATGGCAGATTTATCTCGTCAAATAGGTGCGGCATTTGGACGTTTACAAGCTGAACTTGTTAATCCTGTACTACAAAGAGTAATTTATATTTTAAAAAAACAAGGAAGAATAAACATACCTACTGTTAATGGTAGAGAAATTAAAATACGTTCTTCTTCGCCACTCGCTCAAGCACAGCAACAACAAGATGTAGCAACAATAGATCGTTTTGTTGCAATGTTGCAAGGCAGAGTAGGGCCACAGATTACAAACCTATTAATTAAACAACAAGATATGGCTAAATTTATAGCCAAAAAATTAGGTGTTCCAGAAGAATTAATACGTTCTGATGAGGAAATGATACAAGCAGGGCAACAATTACAACAGATGGGTGCTAATATGCAAGAACAAGGTATTGATCCAAAACAAGCATCAGATGTTGCAAAATCATTTACAGGGTGATATAAAAGTAGAATGAAAACTTTAAAGCCCAATCGTATAATTGGTTTGGACAACTTTGAAAGAAATCCCCAAGAAGAACAACGAATCAATACGTTATTTGAAAGTGTGTTTAAAAGAGAAGATGCACAAGCTATTTTGTCTTATTTACGTCAAATAACTATTGAATCTGTAGCAGGGTCAGAAATATCTGATGCTTCTCTACGCCATCTTGAAGGACAGCGATATATTGTTGGTCTAATGCAAAGACGATTTAATAAAGGGCGAAGTCAACGTATAGTAAAGGAGAAACAAGATGTCAGATAATGCTGAAGAAAATCAAGAACCTGTACCTGAAAACATTACACAAGACCCTCAGCCAGAACCACAACCTATAGAGGCAGATGTTCCACGTGAAACAATTTCAAATGAAAGGCCAGAGAATGTGCCTGAAAAATTTTGGAATGCAGAAACAGGAGAAATACGCACAGATGAATTATTAAAATCAAATGAGCATTTAGAGAAGTTTGTTGGAGGAAAAAAAGACGAACTACGTGATGAAATTATTAATGAATTATCGGAAGAAGCAGAATCAGAAGTACCTGAAGAATATGCTTTACCTGCACTTCCAGAAACTATTACAGAAGAAGATGTGGTAGAGAATCCATTGTTTGATTGGTGGAAAGATCATTGTGTAAATAATGCGTATAACCAAGAAATGTTTGAAGATGGTATTAATAAATTTATTACTGCACAAGGTCATTATCAACCAAATTTAGATGATGAAGTAGGAAAACTAGGTGAAAATGCACAACTGCGTATAGATGCAGTAGATGCTTTTGCACAAAGTCATTTTGGTGCTGATGATTATGAGTATTTGCAAACAACATTAGGACAGTCTGCAAGAGGAATTGAAATATTAGAAAGAGTTATGGATATGCAAAAACAAAATATTTCAAGACAACAATCAGAACCAATGAATAAATTATCATTAGAAGATGTTAGAAGTATGATGAAAGATCCTCGTTACTTTGATCCTAAAGAAAGAGATGAATCATTTGTAAGACAAGTAGATGATGCGTTTCAGAGATTATATAGATAATGTATATGGATATAGCAATCCCTGATGATTGCTTTGAACTTGCACCAAAAATAAAACAAACAGATAAGTTTGAATTAGCTGTTATGGGTAAAGACCCTTTATGGACTTTACTTTATCCTTTTCGTATTAATAGACCTAATGTTCATACGTTTGGTGTATATCAAGATGATGGTACAATAGAAGCAATGTTTGGTTGTTGTTCATCAATGGATAACGAAAAAAAAGGTACAGCGTGGTGGTTAAGCACAGAAGAACCTTTTGCTAATTATAGGTATATGCGACATCAAAAAAGAGTGTTTACTTGGTTGGCAAGTCATTATTCTTACTTGTGGAATGTAGCTACAGAAGAACAAGAAAAAACATTACGTTGGGTTAAATATATGGGTTTTACAATTTCTAATAGACCCCTACTTGTCAAACGTGTAAAAATGAAGTATTTTTATATAGAACCGAAAGGTTTTAATGGTGAACCCATAGATGATGTGTGTGGCCCACGTTGGAGAACCCTTAATCAGAATTCTACGGACAATTCATAAACTGTAATATTAACTAAATAGGAGATAGGAATGGCAACTTCCATTACTACTGCCTTTATTAAGCAGTTTGAATCTGAAGTACATATGGCATACCAACGTATGGGTTCTAAACTGAGAAATACAGTAAGACAGCTTAATAATGTAAAAGGCAACCAAGCGAGATTCCAGAAGGTGGGCAAAGGGTCTGCGACTGAAAAGTCAAGACACGCTAATGTTCCAACTATGGAAATCACGCACAATACAGTTGACGTAACTCTATCTGATTACTATGCGGCAGATTATGTTGATAGATTAGATGAGTTGAAAACTAACATTGATGAAAGACAAGTGCTTTCTCAATCAGCGGCGGCGGCATTAGGTAGAAAAACAGACCAACTAATTGTTGATGTACTTGATGCAGGGTCTAATAGTAACAACGTAGTACACGGGTCTGCGGCATTAACACTTGCTAAAGCCCTAACAGTTTACGAAGCATTTGGTGAAGCAGATGTGCCTGATGATGGTCAGAGATACTTTGTTGTATCTTCTGCAGGTTGGGCTGATTTATTACAAATAGATCAGTTTTCAAGAGCAGAGTACATTGGTGAAAAAGAACTTCCATATGCGGGTGGTATGACGGCTAAGAGATGGTTAGGATTTTTATGGTTCTCATTTTCTGGGTTATCACTCTCTGGTACAACTAGAGATTGCCACGCTTGGCACAGATCATCAGTTGGTCTTGCTATGGGTTCTGACATCAGAACTGAAGTAAACTATATTCCTGAAAAGGTCAGTAATCTAATCACTTCATATATGTCTATGGGTGCTGTGATGATTGACAATGATGGTGCTATAGAATGTCAAATAACAGAATAGGAGAAAACTAATGGCTTTTACTCAAGCAAACTTAAAAAAGATTGCAGGTGGTGGAGATCAGAATGTTTATCTCTACAACTCTGCAGATGCTATAGGTACTATTATAGGATCTGGATATTTTAATAATGCTACCAATCAACTTCATCAGAATGATGTAATCATTGCTGTTGGGTCTACAGGTGGCACAAGAACAGTAGATGTTATTGTTGTATCAAGTGCAACGGCGGCGGCTACTGTAACAACTATTAATGGTACATAGGGTATTGGGGGAGGCAACTCCCCCGATATTTAAATTATGGTAAGTAAAATAGATATATGTAATCAAGGATTAGTTTTAATTGGAGCAAATACTATTGCTTCATTTACTGACAATACAACAGAAAGTAAGGTTGCTAATCAACTTTATGAAACAACATTACGTTCTATGTTAACAAAAGCTAGATGGAGATTTGCTTCTAAACAAGCACAACTTTCTAAACTTGCGACCAATCCTTTAGATAAATGGGATTCTGCATATCAAATACCTAATGATGCAATATTAATACACACATTAACAGTTTCGGATAATGTTATTGTATTTGATAGATATAACGAAGAATTATTTACAAATACAAGCACTAACGATACTGTTGTTTGTCATTACACATATCAACCACACGAAGCAGAATTACCAGACTATTTTGTACAAGCCCTTGTATTTGAACTTGCTAGTTTATTTGCAGGTGCAATAGCAAGAAATGATAATTTGTCTACACTATATCAAAGACGTGCACAGCAACAATTATTACTAGCACGTAGTACAGAATCACAAACACAAACTACAAGAAAATTAAATACAAGTTTACTTATAGAAGTAAGAAATAGAGGAACTGCAGATGGTATTAGAGCAGTTGTACCAAGTAGCAGTAGTTAATGAATGGCAATACAACGTGTACACCAAAACAGTTTTACTCGTGGAGAAGTTGATGAAACTGTTATATCACGAACTGATATAGCCGCATTTCAACAATCACTTAAAAAAGCTAGAAATGTTTTTGTTCTAAATCAGGGCCCTGTTGAAAGACGACAAGGCACTTTGTTTAGATATGATTTAGGTGAAACTACTAGAATAGAACCATTTATATTTAATGAAGATCAAGAATATATAATTGCATTTCAAAATACTAAATGTAAAATTTTTTCTACTAATGGTACATTATTGCAAAGTTTTACAAGCTGTGCGTGGACTACAAATAATCTATTTGAACTTACTTATACACAACAAGCTGATACAATGATAATTACTCACAATGATTTTAAACCGAAAATAATTACACGAACAGGAGCAACAACATTTACTATTACAGATTTTGCATTTAAAGAAAGTACAAATCAAGATCAAGTTTATCAACCTTATTTTAAATTTGCCTCAGATTCTATTACACTAGACATTAACCAAACAACAGCACAAACAGGTGTAACGTGTACTACAAGTGCAGATTATTTTGCGGCAAGTATGGTAGGAACACGTATACGTTATCACGGATCTGAATTATTAATTACTGCCTATACTAATCCAACAACAGTAACAGCAACATTAAAAAAAAATGTAAGAATAGAATTAGATGATGACCCTTTAAAGAGTCAAGAAGGAAGTGGTACAGTTACAGTATTGCATCCTGCACACGGCTTTGCAAATGGTGCTAGTGTAACTATAGAAGGTGCAGAGTCTATACTTAATGAAGATGGTAATGGATTGGCGGCAGGTAATTTAAATGGCACATTTACCATAGCTGTATTAGATGACGATAGATATACTTACACAGCAGGTGCAAGTGATACAGGAGGAGATTCGGCAGATGGAGGAGGTACTAATGTAAGAATTATAGGACACCCACCAACAAAACAATGGGATGAGCAAGTATATAGTGATTACAATGGTTATCCTACTACGTGTAAATTTCATCAACAAAGATTATTTTTTGCAGGCGGTGCAATAAGTGATTTTGTTGCCGGTAGCAAAACAGCAGATTTTTTTAATTTTGATGTTGGAGCAGGTGAGGATACAGACTCTATACAGATTGCTATATCATCTGATCAAATTAATGAAATACGACATTTAGTATCTGGTAAACATTTAGAAATATTTACAAGTACAGGCGAGTTTTATCTTAAACCACAAGTAGGTAGACCACTTACACCATCAGATTTAAAATTAGAAAGACAATCTAGTTTAGGTGCTACTCAAAAATGTATGCCACGATTGTTTGATGGTGCGGCAATATTTGTACAACCTAATGGTAAAACTGTAAGAGAGTTCTTTTATAATACAGCTACGGAAGATTATGTTCCAACTGTATTAACATTTTTATCACCACAAGCAGTTAATGATCCTACAGATACAGGTATTATAAAATCAACAGGTGCAAAAACAGAACAGTTTATTTTATTTGCAAATAGTGATGGTTCATTAGGTGTATTTTCTGCACAAAGACAAGAAAAACTAGCAGGATGGGTAATATGGCAAACAGATGGTAGTTTTTTATCAACAGCAGGTATTACTTCATTTTTATATACTGTTGTTAAAAGAACAGTAAATGGTGCAGATAAATATTATTTAGAACAAATATCTAATTCGCAATTTGCATTACCCACAGATTGTTCAGTAAGCAAAATATTATCGGGGTCATATCAGCCACACGGCACAGTATTAGTTAATGGTGCTGTAACGTCAAGTAGACAACTTACACTAGATGGGTTTACTAATGCACCAACAACAGGAGAAAAATTTAAAATTGGTGGAGCATCTACAGAATATATAATACAAAGTGCAAATGCTACAGGAACTTCTGGTGAATATATAGTTGTTATTGATCAAACAGTTTCGGCATCTGATAATGCTACAATAGAGTTTACAACAAGTCGTGTGTTTACAGGACTTAATGCTGACCCCGATTTACGTGGAAAAATTGTACACGCTACATCTGGATCTGATGAAGAAGATGATATACGATACTATGGTTCAGGAACAGTATCTTCGGGAGGTGTGGTTAATTTTCAATTACCGGCAAGTGCTTGTGATATAGGTTTAGACTATACAGTTGAAATAGAAACACTACCTATTGACTCAGTTCAACCAATAAGAGGTTTAGGATCTACATATGGTTATCCTCGTAAAATAGGTAAAACTATATTAGAATTATCTAAAACATATAATTTACAAGTAAATACTAATGATGTATTGCTTAATGATAATGGATTACAAATGGTAGGATATACAGGAAAAAAAGATATACATACATTAGGATATACACAAACTCCTTTTGTTTCTATTACACAAACTGTGCCTGTGCCTTTTAGAATATTGGCTATAACTTCGGAGGTATATTTCTAATGTGTGGAGCAGTATTAGGATTCTTTGGTAGTTTGTTTAGTAATGAAAGTGATCTTATTAAAGCACAAATGGATATGCAAATGAGAATGGCGGCAGAACAAAAAAAAATGTATGAATCACGTGCACAAGCAGAAGTATTAGCAATGGAACAAAAAATGAATGCACTTAAAGAAGATGCAAGACAAAAGAAAAAAAAGAACCAAGCACAATTTGCATCTTCTGGTTTGCTTTTTGATTCACCATCCTATGGTGCATTCCTAAAAGAAAATCAAAGATTACTTAAAAAGGATTTACAAAATGCTAAACTAATGGGATATGAACGAGCAGAAAATGCTATGTTTGGTGCACGACAAGCAGTATTATCTGGACAAGCGGCACAAATAGAAGGAGCGGCAAAATTATCAGCTAGAAGAACAAGACTTATTGGACAAGCAGGTCAAGCAGTAGGTGATGTAATAGGATTAGGAATGGATATTTATTCTTTAACATAGATTATGGCAGAACGATATAAACCAAAAGTAGACTATGTATCTCAAATAGCGGTACAACAACCCTTTGGAGCACAAAAGGTTGCACGAGCATTTGAAGTTGCACAAAAAGAACAAGAACAAGCAAATGAGGCATTATTTAAAGGTGCTGAATCTTTAGGTCGTGCTGTAGAAAAAGTTAAAACTAAAAAAGATATAGAAAATTTTACAGTAGATTTTGAAACTATAGATAAGGTAGATGCACAAGGTAATGAGTATTCAATAGAACGCCCAAAACCTATGAAAAACAAAGTGTTTTTCTTTCAAGAAAATCGTCAACAATATGAAAAATTTGCGGCACTAAAAACAAAACAAGAAATTTCAAGAAGTCTGCAACAACAAGCAGGAGATATAAAAAGACGGGTACAAACAGAGTTTGGTAATAATCCGCAAGAGTTTATAGCACAAATGCAACCGGTATTAGAAACAATTAAAGAAGCCTTGCCACCAAAATTTTATAATTTATTAGAAGGTGATATAGATGATATATATGCACAAAATGTTACTAGTATTGAAAATTCATTTGCTCAAGAACAACAACGGGCACAAAATGCAGAATATGAAGATTATATGGACGTAACATCAAATACTCTCATATCTCATTTAAATAATAATAAGTTAGATACAGCTAAATATTTAATTAATGAAATAGAAGAATCTGGTATTGATTGGAAACAAACAAGTAGTAGTGCTCGTATTGGACATAAGACTAACATACAATCACTAAAAGATACTGTAGGTTTTTATGAAAAATATGGTAGCTATTTGCCCGGACTTTCAATAGCTGATCAAACACGAAATGGACAAGCAATTAATTTACATAACCTAAATTCGTTAAAAGCATTAATAGATGGTGTAGGTGATGTAAAATTATTTAGTAGGAAAAGCAATATTGATACCCCAGATGTTACTATAACTTTAGATCAATTTAATAATGATTTTGGACTTAATAGTAAAGGTCGTACTGCTTTACGAACAGCACTAACACGTAGAATATCTATGTTGAATACAGAAACATCTACAG